GCCAGCGAATGATCGAGCGACTGGAAGCTGACAAGCAATTTATGGAGTATTATGTCGGTCAGAAAGAGGTTGCTGTCACAGGCAAAATCGAAGGAGTGGAATTTAAAGGCAAGATTGACTGCCTCAATGTCGAAAAAGGCTATTTCGTAGACATTAAGACCACAAAATCAGATATTGATAGCGAGGTCTGGGTTCAGGATGAAGCAAGCGGACGAAATATTCAGGTCCGCTGGTTTGAAGCTTGGGGATATATCTTGCAGATGGCAGTGTATAAGAAAATGCTAGAAGAGAAGTATGGCAAGAAGTTTACCCCTGTTATCTATGCCGTGACTAAAGAATCTACTCCTGATACCCGAGCGATTGTTTTTCAATCTCAGGAAAAACTTGATTACGAGTTATCTGAGTTATCTATGCTTATTAAGCGTCTTGACGATGTTAAAAAAGGTAAAGAATGGGTAACACCATGTGGTCATTGTGAATACTGCAAATCGAAAGCGTTGACCCGACGCGTGGAGGTAATCTGATGATTCATCTCTACGAAAGTCATCTTGGTGGCTGGTACACGCTAGATAGCTACGAAGAGCCAGATTATTGCGAAACGTGCAGAGAATGTGACGAGTATGTCGGATCATTTCGTAGCTTGGAAGATGTTGCGCTGAAGTTGCTGAAAGAAGGTGCTTCAGACGAAGAAATCCAGCAAGTGACTGGATTGAAAGTAATTATTAAGTTTGAAAAAAGTGAGGAAATAAAATGATTAAAACAGTATTTCTATCATCCGACTACCCAAGTGACGAGGCGATTGATGATCAAATAAATAGCTGGCTTGCCGAAAATCCAGACATTAAGTTGATTGACATCAAGTTTCAATCAAATGTGTCAGCAGTTGCTGACAGTGGCGTCAGTGGTAAATATTGGCATACATCAGCATTGATTATTTACAAAGCTCCCTCAGAGAACAATATAAGCAGTATCAATTCAAAAGGTTTAGGTTTCATAATCAACTGTGAGAAATGTGGTAGCTTATCAATAATCAAGGGAAAAGATGTAGGCCAAAATGTATGTTATGAATGCAAAGGAGAACAAGAATGATTGATTTTATTAAAGATGCTGGCATGGCACTGGTTTGGATATTGCTGGGATATTTTACCGGAGAAAGCAACGCCAGAAAAGATAAAAAATAACCAAACCCAACTGTTTCCATTTTGGAAATAACTCAAAAACCAACAAGCCGTGCATTCTTGTAAAACTGCGAACTAGAAAGCGTCAAAAAAACGGTCGTGTGACCTTGGACGAGCGACTGCCCGTATTTAGCCAAACTCACAACAGAGGCAGTCGCATTTTTTAGAAATGAATGAAATCAAAGAAAAAGCTCTGGCCAAGTTACTAGAGGAAATGAAGAAGGACCATGGACCAGCTGAGGACGCTATCCACAATTGGATTTGTGACCAAGAAGACGAAAAACTTTTTGAAGGAGTTTTGGCCGACAAGAAATCCATCAAAGAAGCTTTGAAATATTGTGCAAATCAAGCTAAAAGCTATAAGTCGGGATCTTGTGCGATGGTAGACGACTCTACTGTATTTGGCTGGGTCTATAAGTATTTTACTGGCAAAACTAAAAAGGTCGAGGCTATCCATGCGACTGTAGTAGTCGGCCAACAACCTGAAAAACCAAAATCTAAAAAAGCCAAAAAACAGAAAAATATTATTGACGGTCAGCTCGATTTATTCGGAGAATTAGCATGACAAAAAATCAAAAAATAATTGATGGGCGTTTGAAACCGCCCCAAAAATTCTTTGACTGGTGCTATTCGCAGATTCCGACTATCAAATGGTCTAACAAATCTCAAACAATTCAGAGCGACCGGACGGGTTGTATGGTCATCGAAAAACGGCTGACAAAGTCGAGCAGATTAGATTTTTATGATAAATTCCACAGTTTCGCAATTGTTCTTGTGACGTGCAAGCGGATTGAAATCCAATCTTACGGCTTCTGGTCGCAATATATAAACGGCAAGCAATCTATCAGGATGCAACTGACAAATTTTGAACAGATGAGCGAAAATCGGGTGATACAGTTAACCGAAAGGTGTGGAGTCTACGCTCCTGGTCTTACTCCTAACTTCTCAGGTCAAGGGGGTTACTCAGGGACAGTGTTCTTTGAAAATAATTGGGAGGAAAAGATTCGGGAGATTTCTGAATTGAAGTATTTAGAATTTTCTTCCGGATTACGCTACTACCATTTGCCACACATGTATAAATATCGTTCTGAAATCGAGTTCCTGCAGAAAATAAACGCCTGGAGAATGGCTACAGACCTTGCTTATGATGTTACTGAATATGACGGATGGCATGTGAGAAAAGCAGTTGATTGCCGTGTCGTAACAAAAAAATGGCTTCATGAAAATAAGCGATTTTTCAAAAATACCGACAGGTCCTTTAGAGATTACGAGCTAGAACGTCGCATCAAAGCACGAGGTGGCACGCTTGTTTCTGGGATTGAAAAAGTCCTGACTTATCAAGATATCAACAAAATCCCAAAAGCTGCCAAAATGAACAGGTTCCAGAATTGGTTCTTAAAAAACAAAGTTAATTTTGATTACTATGTAGACTATATCAGCATGTTGAACGAGCTAAATGTATCTATCGATACTGACAATCTCATCATGCCAAAAGATTTGGTCAAAGCGCATGACAATGCAGTTAAGTTGCTCATTCAGCACAAGAGCGAGATTGAACAGCGCAAGTTCGAGAAGCGCCAGAAATCTTTGGCCAAATACGAGAAAGTGGTAGGCCAGTATCTCTTTAAACCAGCCTATAATTCCGGAGAATTGATTTTGGAAGGGAAGGCACTGTCACATTGTGTCGGCAGCGCTAGATACACTCAAGATCATGCGAACGGCAAAACAACAATCATATTCGTTAGGTCAAAAGATGAACCAGACAAGCCGTTTTTCACTATGGAATACCAATCAGGACGGATTATCCAAATCAGAGGCAAGCACAATTTATCGGCTCCGGAAAATATCCGGCAAGCTGCAGAACAATGGCTGGTAGAAATCAACAAAAATACAAAACACGCATAAAGGAGAAAAATAAATGCTAAATAAAATCGACATCCCAGGAACAAGTATCACACTAGAAATCGTAGATAAGAACATCACGATTACAAACAAAATTGAATATGCTATGCAGATGGTTTTTAGAAATGCGGACGCAGATACCTCTCTTGATGCAAGTGGCGACGTGTTCGAACCTATCTATTGGCTAGACATTAAGGCAAAACCGGAAACGCCGACAGAGTATCATACAAGCCTTGGAGTCAAGAGAGAAAAACGCCACTTGGCCGAACTCCAGAAGTTCTTTGAGTTCATCGAGAACAACAAGCGCAATCTATTCGACCTTTGTGGAATCAAAGGAGAATTACAATGAAATCTCTGACATTATCGTTAGACATTTCAACTACTGCGACAGGCTGGGCCGTGTTTCACGGCTCTGACCTTGTCCAGAGTGGTGTCTTAAAACATAAGAGCAAGTCATTCTTTGAACGTGGGCGTTTCATGGCTAGCGAACTGCGAGCCATTCAATCAAGGGCTCTCCAGAAGTACGACTGTTATTTTGAGTCGATTGTGGTCGAGAAGAACTCGGTCATGGGACCAAATCAGCAGTCTATGATCAGCATCGGAATTGTGACAGGTATCATTCTTGGCCGACTGATTGCTGACAATGTGTACTTCGTGAACGTGTCGACATGGCGCAAGTACTGGAAGTTTAGTTACAAGGATCGAAGTAAAAAATCAATGAAGCTGCAGGCTGTTGCTAAGGTGTCTGATGAATTCGACCTGAACGTCAAAGACGATGAAGCTGACGCTATCCTGATTGGTTCATATTTTGTAAACCATGGCCAAGAATTTGGAAACCTGGAAAGACACAAGGTGAGTTGAGGAGTTGGAAGATGAATGTTAAGGAATTAATTGAGAAAATTGGAAATTTAGATAAATTGTATGGAGAAACGTTTTATGTTGCTTTGGACGATGTTTTGGATTTAGTGAAACAACTAGACGAACCGCAACCAGTCAAAGTACTGCAGTTTGTGGCTGAATGGATTGAGGAAGCTAGAAAAACTTGTAAAGACGTGGCAGAATTATTCGAATTTGATTTCACGAACGATGAAGTTAGGAAATGGTTTATGCAAGAAAGACCATTTGATTTAGTAGCTAGAGCTTGGCTTAACGGCTACGAGGTCGATGAAGAGAAGAGGTATCTGGTTAAGATTAAAGCATCTAATCAGTACATTATGAGTAATCCTGATGAGAATGCTATTTTTTTCTACAGTTGCAGAGCATATTCTAAACTTACCCGCAAAGAACTAGAAGCTGCAGGCTTCGGCTGGGTTTTCGATTGCCCAGGGATTGAGATTGAGGAGGTAGAGTAAATGACAAATATTAGATTACAAAATCCATATATGGATGAAACTATCAAGGTGAGAGAAGAATACAAACAAATTCTCAAAATGCTAGAATGGCTCGGACGAGGCAACATAGATTGTCTCCAACTAATTCAAATTGAACCAGAAGAAAGAATGATTACTATCAACCCTAAACACTTTGCGAAAGTTGATTTTTACGAAGATTTGGAGGTGGAGTGATGTCGTTTTATGGTGAAACCTATATCGATTATTGCGAGTATTGTGATGATAGATACAGTGGAATATTTAAATATGATTTAGTATTCGCGGTTGAATATCTAAAATCAATCAGCAATATTCTCGGTTATGATTTTGAAGAATGTTTTGAACTGGCTTACCAAGAAATCAAAGACCGCAAGGGCCGTTGGATTGACGGTAGCTTTGTGAAGGAGGAGGATTTGCATGATACCAAAATATAGAGCGTGGGATAACTGGCGTAAGAGAATGTCGGTGGTTGATAGGATTTATATAGACACTGAAGGAGTTCGCTTATATGATGACTTTGGAGAGTATTGGAGAGATTTTAGAGATGTCAAGCTCATGCAATCAACAGGCCTCAGAGACAAGAACGGTAAGGAAATCTTTGAGGGGGATATTGCACAATTTGAAGATTGTTATACCGAAACAGATTTTTTGTATGTCAATACGGGTATTGTCGAGTGGAGTCAAGGAAGTTTTACTATTACCAATAGGGATTCTGTAGAAATGGGAGATTTGCTTGATGGAGAGTTCCTAGATGTGATAATTATCGGCAACGTATATGAGAACCCTGAACTTTTGGAGGATGAGGAATGAACCCAGAAATAATTGACAACATACTTATTGAGGAGATGGAACATGAGAATTAAAACATTAATGGGAACAATCATCAATGTTGATAGGATAAAGCGCAGTATCACAGTTGAGGGCGTTGAATTGGGCTCAGATTGTCGTGCTTTAGTATCTAAACACAAAGATGGTACAGGTACAATAACACTAGTTTTTGATGGAAAAATAATTTAAAGGAGGGCATAAATGAAACCTAAAAAATACCCATATTCAGGAAGAAAGAAACGGCAAGAAAGACCTGCTGATGTAACTTTACCTGATTTAGTCGTTTTACCTAACGTTTCTTTTAAAAAAGAACTAATCAAACATGTCTACACGGTTACTAAATATTTTGACGACTGTACAATCATTTATTTCAGAATCCCCAAATTTTTTGGAGGATACGATGAGGAAAAGGTCGAAGTAAAACTTAGCTATGAGGAGACTCTCAATATACTCAATGGCTACTAAAACAAAAAAGCCAAGACACTCTCTGTCTCAGCTAATAGTTATCGCAAAGACTATTATACCACAAAAGGAGATAGAGAGTGAACAAGGCTAAAGAGCTATTGAAAGAATTACAAGACCTTGATATGGACATCCAAAGCCGTATAGATGAAATCAATGAGCTTGAGGCAGGTTTGCTCTCAAGTCCTAAGTGGTCAGGTGTCAAAGTCCAAGGTGGACAGACTAGAAAAGTTGATGATGTCTATACTCAGTTGGTAGAGATGAAAGAGGCTATAGAGCAGGATACTAAAGTGGTCATTAACAGAAAACTTGAATTAGGTCGAATGATCAACAGGCTTAAAAATCCAAAAAGTAGGTCCGTCCTTAGAATGACTTACATTACTAAGACTTACATTGAGGATATTTGCGACAATTTGAGAATTAGTAAGGCAACTTATTACAGATTACGCAAACAGGCTGAGTCTGAACTAGAGGAGACAATCATAGACAAAGTGAGCTAAAGTGAATGCGCATGAAGTCTAAAATCTGTTAGAATGGTAGTGTCAAGAATTGAAAAGAGAGGGTTCGAGTCCCTCCCTCTTTTTCGTTCATTGACGTCTCCTTTATACTTTATTATATTTTTCCGAGGTTTCGGCCTCGTTTTGGCGGTGACAGGTAAGTGGTTTCTCTCCTATGTTTCCTTCGGTTCGATTCCGGGCATCGCCTTTTGAGTGTTTGTGTCCTAGAATAGGGTAGGCAGTAGGCTTAGCATTCATATATCACTCATTAACTTAAAAATGGTTGCAGAAGCGACCGAACATCGCATGGATGCGTAGCTACTTATATCCTAGGTAAGTTATAAGCTAGAGGGTTTGATTCCCTCAGAGGTTGTAAAGACTACAAAAAAATAAATCAGAAAATTTATTTCTAATTAACACGCAAGGTAGTAGTCGCCTTGCAAGAAGGTCACACATCGTGTGGCTTTTTTGATTTTTTGAAAGGTGGTGATGGAAAATTGAATGAATTGACGATAAAACAAAAGAGATTCGCAGATGAGTACATCATCTCAGGTAATGCGACGGAAGCTTATAAGAAAGCAGGTTATCGTGCTTCTAGTGATAGGGTGGCAGGTGTCGAAGGACACAAATTACTAAAGAACCCTAAGATTAAAAGCTATATAGATGAACGACTGAAGCAGCTTGATTCTGAGAAAATTGCAGATCAGCAAGAAGTCCTTAGTTATCTAACCTCAGTAATGCGAGGAGAGACGCAAGAACAGACCTTGATAAGCATAGGAGAATTAGGTCAAACGATTACGGATATTGATGTCGGAGCAAAAGATAGAATCAAAGCAGCCGAACTTTTAGGCAAACGTCATAGGCTTTGGACAGACAAAGTAGAGGCAGACGTTTCTGGAACGGTGGTGTTTGCAAATGAGTCAGACATACCAGATTAAACAGAACGATATTGTCGTTGACCTACCTAAGATAGTAGGAGTTGGGTACGGACAGTTCTGGCGCTCAAGAAGTCTTTATCGTGTAGTCAAAGGGTCCCGTGGTTCGAAGAAGTCTAAGACGACCGCTTTGAATTATGTTATCCGTCTTTTGAAATATCCCTGGGCTAACTTGCTTGTCATTCGTAGATACTCGAATACAAATAAACAATCGACCTATACAGATTTCAAGTGGGCAGCTAACCAACTGAAAGTCGCTCATAAGTTTAAATTCAATGAGTCGTTGCCTGAAATAACAGTCAAAGAGACAGGTCAAAAGATTCTCTTTCGTGGTTTGGATGATGAACTCAAAATCACATCTATCACGGTCGATGTTGGCAGTCTATGCTGGGCATGGTTTGAGGAAGCGTATCAAATCGAGACTGAAGATAAATTTAGTACAGTAGTTGAGTCAATCCGTGGTAGCTTAGACGTACCTGATTTCTTTAAACAAATCACGGTCACATTTAACCCATGGAATGAGAGACACTGGCTCAAGCGTGTGTTCTTTGATGAAGAGACGAGACGGGCTGACACATTCGCTACTACGACTACTTATAAATGCAACGAGTGGCTGGATGAAGTCGATATCAAGCGTTATGAGGATTTGTATCATACGAACCCAAGACGTGCTAGAATCGTCTGTGATGGCGAGTGGGGAGTTGCTGAAGGTTTAATCTATGAAAACGTAACTGTCAAAGAATTCAATAAGGATGACCTACTACAAGATTCAGCTAATAAATTATGTATCGGTCTTGACTTTGGTTTTACTCACGATCCAACTGCTTTGTGTTGTTCGTTGATAAATGACACGACGAAAGAGATTTATGTCTTTGATGAGGCGTATAAAGTTGGATTGATAACCAAAGAAGTTGCTAAGATGATAAAAGATAAAGGTTATCATCGCTCACAAATCATTGCCGATAGTGCTGAATTGCGACTGATTGAGGAACTAAGGTCAGAACATGGTATAACTCGAATTAAAGAAAGTCGTAAAGGTAAGGATAGTATTATGGCTGGCGTATCCAAGTTACAAGGATACGCTATTTATGTGCATCCAGATTGTAAAAACATCATGGATGAATTTTATAGCTATTGTTATCAACAAGACAAAGAAGGGAATTGGTTGAATAAACCAGAAGATAAAAACAACCACTTGATGGACGCTTTACGTTACAGCCTTCAATGTATCGAAGGTGGGAAAGCAACCGTCCGCAGGCGTTCTGATTATGGTCTATAGAGAGGAAAGACATGTACCAATATTTAACCTATCCACGGGATGGATATGATGAGGGTTCTTTGAAGAAAGACCTGATTTATAAATTGATAACGAAACATAGCACTGAAGGCTCACGTTTGAAGGATTTAAAAAGCTACTACATGGGTGAGCATGCTATCTTAAAACACAAGAGACGCAACGAGAACGCACCTAATTACAAGACGGTAGCCAATCATGCCAAGGATATCGCAGACACGGCTACGGGCTATTTTATGGGCAATCCTATCAAGTATAACAATACTGCTGAAGGTGATATCGATGAACTACTTACAGCTTTTGACGGTGCTGAGATTGACCAAGTGGATGCGCAGAATGCTTTGAACATGGCTATCTATGGTCGTGCTTATGAGTACATCTATGCTAAAGAGGGATTGACTGAGTTGGATTCAACTAGCATTGACCCAGAGAATACTTTCATAGTTTATGATGATAGTATTGAACGGAAGCCTTTGTTTGCGGTCTATTACTACCAAGTCAAAGATGATACGAAAGATACTACTAAGTACCAGGCAGAGGTCTTTACTGAGAATCTTCATTATCACATGGTGCTGAGAAGTACAGATTCAGGAACATCTCAGATTGAAGAGGCAACACCTCACAACCTAGGGCAAATCCCAATCATTGAGTATCGCAACAATCACTTTGCCATTGGAGATTATGAGCAACAAATAAGCTTAATTGACGCTTACAACTCTTTAATGGGTAACCGTGTCAATGACAAGGAGCAGGCGGTAGAGTCTATCCTTGTATTGTATGGCACACAGTTAGCAGACACTCCAGAAGATGCCAAGGTAGCGATGAAGATTCTTTCTGAAGAAGGTCTTTTGGAATTACCAGGCGATAGTGCAAGAGCTGAGTTCTTGAAGAATACGCTGGACGAAAGTGCTACTGAAATCTTGCGTACGGCTTTGAAAGAGGACATCTACACATTCAGCCATGTGCCTAACTTGACTGATGAGAACTTCGCAGGCAATACGTCAGGGGTAAAATAGTTGCCCTCCTCAAAGGTAACTTTGAGGTAATAAATCGGGTTAAAATTGGAAGGCGCAAAACAGTAATAACCTAGAAATTTATATTCTGTTATGGTATAATAAGAGTATAACAATCTAGGAGAAAATGAATGATAAAAGATAAAATGCACAAACATCTAAATCAAGTTTATTACTCTATGTTAGCAAGGTGTTATGATGAAAAACATTGGGCTTATAAATGGTATGGGAAACGTGGAATAGGTGTTTCTGATGAATTTAGTGATGTAGCTAAGTTCAGAAGTTGGGCAATGCAAAACGGAGTAGAATTCGGTTTGCAATTAGATAGGATAGATAATGACAAAGATTACTCACCAAGTAATTGTAGGTGGGTTCCTGAACATACCAATAAACGTAATCGTTCTGATAACGTTAAGTATAAGGGATATATCTTGAGAGACTATCTAAAAAAATTATCTGAAGAAAACAACATTTCTTTTTCAACTCTTGTCTACAGATATTATCGTTCCATAAAACGAGATGATATAATCGTTAATGATGAAACAATAGATGATATCTTATTGAATTATAAAAAATACGATTTAAGACAATTTTCAAAAGGTGTGGACATGTCTGGTAAGACAATTGTTCGAGATGAAAAAGGGAGATTTGTGACATATTACTGAAGCTAATCAATTACCACTGCTGGTAGAAATATCAGTAAGGTTTAACGACTAGATAGAGTAAGCTAAGTGAGAAACGGTACATAGTATCGTTTTTTTATATGCAGAAATATCCACGAAATCCGACACCCTGATAAGGGTGAAGAGATAGTCTGAACTTACGGGAAACCGTAAGAAGTAGAGGATAAAGAGCCTCTACGGTAACAAAATTGAGCTATGGAATTCAAGCTGATGGGCCTTGAGATGATTACCAAGACCAAAGAAGCGAACTACAAGCGTGGATTACGCCAGCGGATTGCGATTTTTGCTCATTACCTAGGCATGAAGCAGATTGCACTAGAGTCTCATTCAATCGTTCCGCAGTTTAGCCGCGGTTTACCTAAGAACTTACTGGAAATCTCTCAGATTGTGAACAACTTGGAAGGCAAAGTGACCAATAGGCAGCTTATTTCTCTTTTGCCGTTTGTGGAAGACCCTGACGCTGAACTGGAAGCCCTGGAAGAAGAGAAAAAGAAGAACATGGAAGACATGCCGATGTTTAACCAAGACAACACGAAACCCGAAGACGAGGTAGAGGATGAAGAATCAGGAGTATTGGGCGAAGAGGAAAGCCAATCTGATTTACCAACAGATGGACAAGGCCGAAAAGCAGGCAGACCAGTTCGATAAGGTCTATCAGGAAGCTAAGACTTACTTGGATAAGGAAATCAATAAGATTTTTGATAAGTTCCAACGGGATTATGGCTTAAGTCAGGTAGATGCTAGACAAGTCTTGAAGAACATGAAAGACAAGAAAGACCTGAATGAACTTCGTAAGGTGCTTGAAGCGAGACCAAATGACCCGAATATCCAAAGGTTACTGGCTGACTTAGACAGTCCAGCTTATTCTTTCCGTATGAAGCGCCTAGAGCGTTTGAGCGACGATTTAGACCGTATGCGTGAATCTATCTACCACTCCGAGAAGACAGGCTCAGACGCCTTTTATAGCGACCTGATGAAGGATAGCTACTACAAGGCTACCTTTGACCTGCAACAGCAGACAGGACTCGCATACGGCTTTTCTGGGCTTCCTGAGAGCGAGATTAAACATCTACAGTCTTTCAGTTGGGTAGGTGACGGAAGTACCTACTCTACAGACATCTGGAAGAATACAGGGAAGCTTACTTCAAGCATAAAAGATGAACTGCTCATGAGCCTCATGACAGGGCGAGATACACGAGAAACTGCACAAGCAATTGCTGAGAGGTTCAATGTAGGTCAGAATGATGCAAGGCGTTTGGTTCGAACAGAATCAGCCTTTTTTCATAACCAAATGGAACTACTTAGCTATGAAGAAGCTGAAATCACTAAGTACAAATTTGTGGCAGTATTGGACAGACGGACGTCACGCATCTGTCAGGAGCATGATAATCAGGTCTATGACAGGGATAAAGCGACCCCTGGTGTCAATTATCCACCTCTGCATCCGTGGTGTAGGTCTACTACTGTCGGATACGATGAGGACGCAGACTACAGCAAGTTGAAGCGTAGAGCAAGGAATCCAGTGACAGGTAAAACCGAGCTAGTACCTGCTGATATGACTTATAAAGAGTGGTATAGCAAGTATGTTGCGAAAGATGTAAAAAATGAAATACAAGATTATAAGAAAAGTGACAAAACCGTTTCAAGATATAATACCCCAAAATTGTTTTCTGATGTTAGTAACGCATGGGATGAAATTGGGAAGGGTGGATTATCGAAAGAACAACTTGTAGACTTGCTAGAATCTGAATATGAATTAGGTAATTTTTCGAGCGATATAGCAAAATTGATAGGAGTAAGTTCTGCTTATATAGATGTTAGTAGTTTAGCTACTTCATTAGTGAGACATGGACAACAGTATTCCTTAGATGAGTTTATGTTAATAAAAGAGGCAGTTCAAAAACCTTATTTGATTCTAGATAATTCAGAGAGGGTTGAAAAATCAATTATTTCATATGTAAAAATACCTAACAAAGATAAGGTCATTATGGAAGCGGTGATGGTGCCACGAGATGAAATGCTAGTCATTCATTTTAACAAGGTGGGGATTCGTCAAGTTAAAAAGAATGAAAAAAATATGTTGACGCTTTACAAAAAGGAAAAATAGTGCTATACTTTTGGTAAAGATAGAGGTTGAGAATCTGTCACCAACGCGCCACTTATAGTGGGTCGAGAAATGCAGGAGCCCCGACAGTCCTGCCTATCTGTGCACTAAACAATCGTTTAGTGCTTTTTTTGTACTCAGAAAGGGACTGCCGAAGATATTGTATTAGAAACTTAACCGCCTCGAAATCTAAGTGCTTTTCTTATTTTTAATTTTTTTAAAAAAACCTCTTGACTTTTTGTGGCACAAGTTGTAATATATTGTTGTAGCACAGAAAGTAGGTGATGAAATGAGTCCACGAACCGGAAGACCAAAAAGCGAAAAACCGTTGAATGTCGAAGTTAAAGCAAGAATCGACTCAGAGTTGAATAAACATTTGGAAGATTATTGCTTACAAAAAAAGACCACTCGTACAGAAGTGGTTAGAAAAGGCATAAAATTAGTTTTAGGTCTTGAAAAAAATAAATAACGCATAATCCTCCTCGCCAAAGTTGTGATTATACGTTATCGCTCGAAAGAAACTCTTTCTGAAATCATTATATCAGAAAAGAGCTTCTTTGTCATACCGCAAAGGAGTTTTTATAATGGCAAA